GTGCAAAAGATTGGCCTTTACTAGAAAAAGCAGTAAACAGCGGATTGCCTATTATTGCAAGTACAGGTGGACTTAGTTTCGAAGAAATTGACGATCTGGTATACTTCTTTAGGAGTAGAAATATTAATTTTTCATTAATGCATTGTGTAAGTATCTATCCAACACCTGCCGAAGCATGTAACCTATTAAACATCAAAACTATGCGCAAAAGATACCCAGGAGTTTATATCGGATGGAGTACGCACGAGCCCCAAGATGATCTTGAACAAATAGGACTTGCGCTTGCACTAGGAGCAACAATGTTCGAAAGACACATCGGAGTTGCAACCAATACTATAACACTCAATGAATATAGTAGTACACCAGAACAAAGTCTTGCATGGTTTCAAGCATACAACCGTGCAAAAATATTATTAGGAAGCACAACTCGTGACAATATATTACAAGAAGAACGTAATGCAATCGATAGTTTAAAGCGTGGAGTTTATTTAAAACATAATGTAAATCAACATGCATTAAAACATGAAGATGTATATTTTGCCTTTCCTTTTAAAGGAGGAATTACTAGTGGAGAATTTGTTGAAGGAACCGTAACTAGTGGTAAAAAAGATCAAAAGGTTACTGAAACAAAACATCAAGATCCTACATTAGGTCGTATTATATGTAGTACACGGGCACTATTGAATCGTGCAGGAGTTGTAGTTCATAATGATAATTACGTAGAAATAAGTCATCATTTTGGAATGGAAAAATTTTACGAAACAGGATGTTTATTGTTTACTATAATGAATAATGAATATGCAAAGAAAATATTAGTTTTACATCCTAGGCAAAGTCATCCTAATCATATGCACAAAATTAAAAAGGAAACATTTTTAGTATTATGGGGAGAGTTAATCGTAAATATGTATGGAACAAGTCGTGTATTATATCCAGGTGATCAACTGACTGTTAATCCAAACACATGGCATAGTTTTAGTAGTCCAACAGGATGTGTATTTGAAGAAATATCAACAACTGCATTCTCAGGTGATAGCTATTATCAAAATAAGCATATACAAAATTTATCACTTAGTGACAGAAAAACGGCAATCAGTATAAATGCATTTAAATAGAGACCTAGCAATTTTAATCCCAGGATTAACTTACGGCGGAAGTAAAAGTTTAGGATTTTTATCAAATTGTGAAGAAATTACAAATCAACTAAACAAGGGTAATATTAATAATGTTACTTTTTATATTAGTACATGGGATCACGAAAATAATAATACACATGATTTAATAACTGCAATTGAAAATTTTGGTTTTAAGTATAAATTAGATATAGAAACTTATCAAACATTTGATCAAATCATACATGAAATGATATATGAAGATATGCCAGAATTTGGAAAGCTATGGGACAAATGGTTACACGAAGATTTGCTCAAAGCTTCACAATGTTCAACTGTTGACTACAAGCGTAGACATCTATCGATATATTATAAATTTTATAAAGTGTTTCACATGACACAACACGAACACCTAATTGTTAGGACCAAATCAAACAACAGAGTCAATCTACCAATACTAGATCTATTAGATTCTCTAGAAGAAACATTAGAATGGAATCAAACAAACAATAAGTTTAAACAACCTAGTAATTTCAATAAAGAATTAGGAACCGCAAATGAACTTATTAGATATGATAACTGGATAGCGTGTGGTATTAATGTAGTAGGTAACAATGGTCTTGTGAAAGTCGATGAAAATGGAATATTTGGGTTAAGACCTGTTTTTGAACACAGAATATTTAACTACAGTTCATCTAAGGAATTTATATTCAATGGTATAGCGCCTATATTCTATCAGCAGTTCTTGGATAATTTTACAGCATCACAATCAAATAAAAATTTGTCAATGGCGCCTATAGCAATTGGTAGTTTAGTGTGGGGTCAATATTTTACTAGCAAATGTATACAGATACACCCAGTATGGGCAGGTGCATCTAGTCAAGATAGATTGGGCAAAACTCATAAAATGTACTAAGATGATAAATAAATCGATGACATAAAGTAAGCTCAATTTTTTTTGAGCAAATTTTTTTTAGGTTGAAAAAAGGAAAAAAAATGACACAACTAATAAACCCACAAAAATTCACAGACACCGTTGGCCTTTTAAGGTCATTTTTTTTGGATAAAGGATTCTTAGAAGTCCATACCCAAAATAGACTAAGCATACTTGCCGCATGTGAAGATCCGTTCAATGTAGCAACATACAATTACGCAGGCGAAACATGGCCACTACCTCAGACAGGACAAATGTGGTTAGAACATGAACTATTAAGCAAGCCAGATTCAAAAGGATTCTTTTGTGTAAGCACCAGTTACAGACAAGAACCAAATGCTATACCAGGCAGACACGATATTATCTTTCCAATGTTTGAATTTGAGATGCCAGGCAGTGTAGATGATCTTAAGGCAATGGAATACGAACTGTGTGACTACTTGGGCTTTGACCCACTAACAGAAAAAACATACAGAGAATGGCAACAGCATTGGGGAGTAAGTGCTGATACAGAAATGGATGACAGTCATGAAAAAGGTATGGAGATGAACTTTGGTAGTTGTTTAATTACAGACTTCCCAGAACTAACATCACCTTTCTGGAACATGGCACGTAACGATGATGGCGAAACCGCAAAGAAAATGGATGTCATACTAGGTGGTATGGAGACCATTGGTAGTGCAGAACGTAGTTGTGATGTTGATATGATGCGTGATACATTCCATAGTATTGTAGACGGCGAGTATGCACAGTTACTATACAAACTATTTGGTAAAGAACGTGTAGAAGCAGAACTAGAAGAGTTCCTAAAGTTTGACTTCTTCCAAAGAGTAGGTGGTGGTATTGGCATTACACGTATGATACCTGCACTAGAAAAAATAAATGCACTAGCCAAAGCGGCATAAAGTTTATTCCAGCGTGGTGGAAATGGTAGACACGGCGGACTGTTTATCCGTTGATTGATAACTCGCAAAGTATTTAATCGTGCATGGTTCGAATCCTGCCGCTGGAGCCAATAAAATATGATCTGTAGGTCATAAAAGGTTGACAAGTATAAATAAACATAGTATATTATAGTTAATAGCAAACAAGGAACTTTAAATGTTACACACAGTCGGAACAGACAATTATGGTTGGTGCTCTAAGGAGGGCATGTTCTAGTGTGACGTAAAAGTTATTTTAGTACATGGCCCTCTGTAGAAATACAGGGGGCTTTTTTTGTCGGTGAAGTGTTACGGTAGCACGTCAGTCTCCAAAACTGAAAGCCGGGGTTCGACTCCCTGCACCGATGCCAAAGCGGGTATGCACAAGGTGTGTCGCCAGCCTTCCAAGCTGTGTAGTAGGGGTTCGATTCCCCTTACCCGCTCCAAAAACTCTTGACACTATTAGTAATACCTGCTATTATACATAACATAGCAACCGAGGACAGTACATGAAATATATTCTAGTAGACACAGCAAACATGTTTTTTCGTGCAAGACACGTAGTACGTGGAGACAGCATTGAAACTAAGATAGGCATGGCTTATCATATTATGTTTGCAAGTATTTTAAAAGCATACAGAGACTTTAATGGTAGTCATGTAGTGTTCTGTTTAGAAGGCCGTAGCTGGCGTAAAGACTTTTACGAACCTTATAAAGCAAATCGTAAAGTAGCTCGTGATGCACTTACACCTAAGGAAGCTGAAGAAGATAAAGCATATTGGGAAGCATTCGATGAGCTTAATCAGTTCTTAAACAAGCGTACAAACTGTACAGTATTACAGAACAAACAGTGTGAAGCAGATGACTTTATTGCCCGTTGGATACAGAATCATCCTGATGATGAACATGTTATTGTTAGCAGTGACAGCGACTTTTATCAGTTGCTTACAGATAAAGTTACACAGTACAATGGCATTACTAATCAACATATTCTATTAGATGGCATTGTAAACGACAAAGGCAAGCCTGTAATTGACAACAAAACTAAAGAACAAAAACAAATTGGTGACCCTGCTTGGTTGTTGTTTGAGAAGTGTATGCGAGGTGATAGCAGTGACAATGTGTTCAGTGCATTTCCTGGTGTACGCAAAAAAGGTACTAAGAACAAAGTCGGACTACTGGAAGCATTTGATGACAGAGACAACAAAGGCTTTAATTGGAATAACATGATGCTACAGCGTTGGACAGATCACAACGGGGAAGAACATCGTGTGTTAGATGATTATCAGCGTAACGTAACATTAATCGATTTAACACAGCAACCCGATGAGATTAAAAAAGTATTAGATGAAACTATTACAACACAGGTGCAAAAAGTTCCTGCTAGTATGGTAGGCGTACACTTTATGCGCTTTTGTGGTAAACATGACTTACAACGACTCAGTGACAATGCTGAAGCACACAGTGATTATTTGAACAGCGCATATTAATATGGGTAAATACTTACAAGCTAGAGAAGTTGTAGAAAACAGTTTCTGGATAGTAGAGAGCAAGGGAACAAAAGTTGGCACTCTACGTAATAAGCCAGAAGGTTATGTTTTTTATGAGAACACAAGCCACACAGAAACTGTTTTGGATAATCTAGATAGATTTCGTTTTGAAAAACAAAAAATTAAAAAGACTGTAAACGCATCTACTAACGGCTATCCCACTAATGTTGATACTGTGTACAACGAACAGCTACAAGATACAGTGCCGGTATACACTAAAACCGCCACAAGTCAACAACATTTTGCGGCTGGATACTGGGGGATACTATTCCCACATGGATGGAGACCAAGTTTCTGTCCTAAACTAAAAACATTGCAGGACTATCCGTATATAGGACCTTATACCAATGAAGCGGACATGTACCTTGCAATGAAGCGAAGGGTGCAAGAAGATGAAAAAGCTATTAAGTTTACTAATGCTCGTACCAATAATGGCACAAGCTCAAACTAATACTCAGCCTAAGGTATTTGCTACACGACAACCGTGTGCTCCATTTATGGAAATGTTGAAAACACCTGCACAGTACGGAGAGTCAATGCTGTTTACTGGTAACGGATTACAGTTTAGTGCTGCAGATGGATTACCATATACCGGCGGTGCATTTTTCTTTGTTAATCAAGACACAGGAACATGGACACTAATTAGTGTATACGGCGATGGATTTGCTTGTTTAGTTGCAAATGGAAAAGGATTTGAGCCTTATACAGGCAGTCAACCTTGGGATAAAAAACCAGAAGAGAAATTAACACCATGACATGGATACTTACATTTATATATTTTTACGAAGCTGAGCCGTATGTTATAAAGTATGGAACATATGAATCAATGAATGATTGTTTCTTTGCTAGAGAAGCATTAGGTCAAGAACAAAGTGGTCAAGGAGGATACTTTCCGCCTGGGCAACAAGCAATCTGTATACAAATGCCAACGTCTACCTAATCAAGCTCATTCTATGCTGTTTTAACTAAATACATTAAAGCAGTAGAGAATGAGGGAAATATGGCCAGACCAAAACCAAAGATACTAATGGAGTTCACAGACCCCAAAAGTTATCGCAGTGAACAAATACTTCATGCAGATGCTATATATGCAGTATTTCACGACAACAAACCAATTAATTTGCGAAGCCTAAACAGCCTTGTAAACTTTCCAGGACCTAAATATAAAAAAGTAAGTTTTAGCAACAGCGGACATGCATTTAATTTGGCTTCCAGACTTAACAAGTTATTCAAGACAGATAAGTTTACAGTGATAAAATTACTACAAGGTGAAACAATAGTAGAAGACGATGGTGAACAAGGAATGGTATAAAACTATACTAGAGCATGCTCAGCGTACTCGTCCGCAAACGACACTAAAGGATCTGTTTAAAAATTATAGACACGACACAGGGCTCAGCTTAACCAAGTTGGGCCTTCATGTTATATGTAGTATGGACATCGAACGTGAAGACTTCAAGCTACCTAAAATAAAAATTACTCCACGTATACGTTTACTTCTAGACAAATACATGCAATATCCTTACTTCTTTGATAAGAATTGGCTAGTGTTGTTCAGTACAGAAGACCGTATATTTTACAAGATGTACGGCAAAGAATGGGATAATTTTATTCAACATATGGAAGAAAATCTTTAAAAAAGATAAAAAAAGTTGCAGAAAAAGGTTGACACCTAGACGTCTTGGTGCTATATTATATGTGTAAGTTAGATAAAACGGAGACGCAAATGTTAGACCAAGCTATTAAATTCGAAGATGTTGATTCATACACGCTAGAAGCTGAACACTTCAATGACCTCAAAGACGAACTTGGTTACGAAACTATCTGGAGTTTAGACGGCGGCATTATGCCTCTGGACAAGGCTATCTTTACTGGCAAGCCTCGTCTTGTTACATACAAGTGTATTGAATCAATGGGCGACAACTATGATGAAGTGCAGTGGACTGAGTTTACTTCTACAGCAGTAAATGGTACCGTTGGCGAACTTTGGCGTGCTGCTGAAAGTTGTTTTAAACAAGCTAAAGCCACTGTTGGTGACTGGCACATTTATATCGAAGACTTTGATGTACAAGAAGATGGCTCACTTGCACTAGTAACTGGATCTTAAAATGATTTTTACGTACAAAATTTATCTTAAAGATAACTTTCTTGGTTATGAATATGCAATGAGTGAATATTCAGCTCGTGAAAAAGCCTTTAAGTTACATGGAAGTGCTAGTAAGTATTCTGGCATAGGTATGGAAAATATAAGAGCAGTGAAAATAAATTAAAGGTTGACACAAACTTTTAAGATGCTAAACTGTACATATAGTTAGAAACAACCCCAGGAGTAAAAACTATGTCACAAGAAACACAAACCCGCACAGTTACACTTGCAGAACTTAAAAAGTATGCAATGCATAACTTCAAAAAACAACGTCCAATGTTTGTTTGGGGACCACCCGGTATTGGTAAGTCCGAAACATTCGAACAGATCAAACAAGACTATATTGACCGAGGTCAAACATGTCATTTGATTGATGCCCGTTTAGCACTTTGGGATCCGACTGACCTTAAAGGTTATCCTTATTTTGACCAAACTGCTAACAAGATGCGTTTTAGTGCGCCTGACGAACTCCCAGATGAGGAGATGGCTGCACAATACGATATAATTATTCTTTTCCTCGACGAGCTCAACGGTGCAAGCCCTGCAACACAAGCGGCTGCATATCAGTTGATTCTCAATCGTGCAATTGGCAAATACAAGCTACCAGATAACGTAGTAATTGCTGCCGCTGGTAACCGTGACACAGACAAAGGTGTTACATATCGTATGCCTAAGCCGTTGGCTAACCGTTTCCTACACTACGAAGTACGTGTTGACTTCAACACTTGGTTCGATTGGGCTGTTAAAAATAATGAACACCCAGACGTAGTTGGTTACTTGAGTGTGTTTAAAAACGACCTTTACAACTTCGATGCTGGTAGCAACGAGCGGTCATTTGGTACACCACGTAGTTGGCACTTCGTATCAGAGACAATCGCTGATGTAGAAGACTTTACCGAAGAAGAAGTAACTGATATGGTT